TGGTTACCGTGGCTGATGTTATGAGTGCCCTGCACGCCAGCTATGACGATGGGCAGTCAGGCGAAAAATTTTTGCGGGAACTGTGCCAAGTGGATCTGCTGGTTCTTGATGAAATTGGCATTCAGCGCGAGACAAAAAACGAGCAGGTGGTGCTGCACCAGATTGTTGATCGCCGGACAGCGTCGATGCGCAGCGTGGGGATGCTGACAAACCTGAACTATGAGGCCATGAAAACATTGCTCGGCGAGAGGATTATGGATCGCATGACCATGAACGGCGGGCGATGGGTGAATTTTAACTGGGAGAGCTGGCGTCCGAATGTCGTCCAGCTAGGAATTGCGAAGTGATTTTTACCGGGAGGAAATTTTAATGGAAACCGTTTTTGATGCACTGAAAGCAATGGGAAAAGCCACGTCGGTAGAACTGGCTGCGCGACTTGATATCAGTCGTGAAGAAGTGCTGAACGAGCTGTGGGAACTGAAAAAGGCTGGATTCGTTGATAAAAGCGTATACACCTGGCGTGTGGCCGATAACAACGTTCAGCAGGAACATCCAGTGCCGGAAGAACAGCCGGAAGAAATCGCCACAGCAACAGTGACGAAAATATCGGAGTGCGATTTAACCGCGACGATTGAACAACGCGGACCACAAACGGCTGATGAGCTGGCTACATTGTTCGGTACCACATCACGCAAAGTGGCTTCAACGCTGGCAATGGCAATCAGCAAGGGGCGTCTGATTCGCGTAAATCAGAACGGTAAATTTCGTTACTGCATGCCGGGCGATAATTTACCAGCAGAACCGAAAGCTGCATTGGTGACGAAAAATGATGGTAAAGCCTTTCCTCAGCCAGCCGGTGCTGCGTTACCAGTACAGGAAGCGGCAACACAGGAAGATATTAAAACAGAAACTGTGGCGGACATTGTGCAGTCGCTGCCATCGTTTACTGAAACGCAAGCGGATGACTTGGTTTTACCATCGCTGCATATAGCAAACCGCGAACTGCGTCGGGCGAAAAATCATGTCCAGAAGTGGGAGCGTGTCTGCGCCGCGCTGCGGGAGCTGAACAAGCACCGGGATATTGTTCGACAGATTGTCGATTCATCCGGTCGTATTGTGTCGGAAAAGTGATTGCCGGAGGCGCTTATGGCAAAAGTATTTACACCAGAAGAGCGGGAAGAAGTGAAGGCGCGCATTGTGGAATTCGTGCGCCTGAGCGGACGAGAAACTTTTCGACAACTGGCAGATAAAACGGGTGTCAGTAAGACCGCTATTCGTCGTTTATCTGGTGCGCTTGCGGCCAGTGGTGATGTCTGGCTCTGTGATTGCGGGGTATTTCCATCAGAGCAGGCGTATCGCGTATGGCGTAAGACACCGGAGAAGGCTGCTGACCCGACACTGATTCGAAAGTTACCAGACGGAGAAATACGCCGCTACGACAGGCGCCTGAATATAATCTGTCGCGAGTGCCGGAAGAGCGAAGCTATGCAGCGTGTACTGGCATTTTATCAAGGAAATGTTAGGTATTTTAGACGTTACTAGATTAAAGAGCATTAGTTCAGATGTGAATTGACATTTTCATGGCGCAGGGTAGAGCCAGCGTGGTTGTCCGCTTTGCGTCAAGACCAGATATTACCAGATTTAGACATATATTCCCGATAGCCCTGCTCTGATGCTACACTCTGTGCTATTTTCATGACCCCAATAAAAATATTTATGACTATTGCTGATTTCAAACGGCCTAAATTGGAACTCCCAAACGGGGCAAACAAACTACTACTGCACTCTTGCTGTGCTCCATGTTCCGGTGAAGTGATGGAGGCGCTTCAGGCCTCGGGAATCGACTACACCATCTTTTTCTACAACCCGAACATTCATCCTCAGAAAGAGTATTTAATTCGTAAGGATGAAAATATTCGCTTTGCTGAACAACACGGCGTGCCGTTTATCGATGCTGATTACGACACCGACAACTGGTTTGAACGTGCCAAAGGAATGGAATGGGAGCCTGAGAGGGGGATCCGTTGTACCATGTGTTTTGACATGCGTTTTGAGCGGACAGCGTTGTACGCTGCTGAAAATGGTTTCAGTGTGATCAGCAGTTCACTGGGCATTTCACGCTGGAAAAATATGCAGCAGGTTAACGAGTGTGGGCGGCGAGCTGTTGCGCATTATCCGGGTATGGTGTACTGGGATTATAACTGGCGCAAGCAGGGCGGCTCGTCCCGTATGATTGAAATCAGCAAGCGCGAAAAATTCTATCAGCAGGAATATTGTGGCTGTGTGTATTCTCTGCGCGATACCAATCTACACCGCAAATCTCAGGGACGCCCTCTTATCAAAATTGGCCAACTCCACTACGGAAAAGAAGAGAAGGAGTGATTTTATGGATCACCTTTCTGATTGATTTCATATTGGCGAGGTGACGTGAGTTAAGTAGAATTGCTGCGGGTGCCTGAGGCTGTCTGCCTCAGGCATGAACACCAAAAGGCAGATAGAGAAAGCCCCAGTTAACATTACGCGTCCTGTAAGACGCTCAACATTAATCTGAGGCATATGGATGCGGATGAAAGAATTAAATAAATTCAGAGTGATAGACCTCTTTTGTGGGGCAGGTGGATTATCTTATGGTTTTCTTCATGGAGAGATGTCTGACTACTTTGAAAGTATCCTTGCTATTGATAATAATGCTGCAGCTATAAATACCTACAATGCCAATTTTGGTTTGCATGGAGTTCAGGCAAATATTGAGGAGTGGGCATCCAGCAATACTGTTCCTGAGGCTGATGTGGTCATAGGTGGCCCCCCGTGTCAGGGATTCAGTTTATTGAATAAGAATCGTTATGGTGATCACCGAAGAGCATTGTGGGAGCCTTATATGGATGTCATTGAGCGTTCAAGGGCTTGTATGTTCGTCATGGAAAATGTCCCCGGATTGCTGATAAGCGATGAGTTTGCGGACATTACGTTTAGAGCGAAATCCATGGGCTTTATTCTGCTTAATCCAATGGTGTTGAATACTGCTGACTATGGAGTACCTCAGACAAGAAAACGAACGATAGCAATCGGTATCAAACGAGAACTCTTCGATGTGCATAGTATTCCGGCGTTCCCGCCAGCACCAACGCATCGTTCCCCTGATAAGGATGTCGCTTTGCCTGAATGGGTCTGTACGCGTGATGCAATTGGTGACTTACCTGCTCCTGTTGGAACTGATATTCGTAATGAACTTCCTCCGCTGAACTTACATTTTGGGCGTAATCCCACACCTGTTTCTCTGGAGCGATATAAAGCGGTTCCACCAGGAGGTAACCGTTTCGATTTACAGAAAAAAAGACCTGATATAACCCCGGCGTGCTGGCTAAAAAAGAAATCTGGAGGGACCGATTTGTTTGGACGTCTGTGGTGGGACAGACCTTCAGTAACGATTCGTACTGAGTTTTTCAAACCGGAGAAAGGGCGATATTTACATCCGGAAGAGGATCGGCCAATAACTCATCGTGAGGCAGCGAGATTAATGTCTTTTCCTGATAATTTCATTTTTACCGGTTCAAAAACTGAGATTGCAAAGCAGATCGGGAATGCTGTTCCACCGCTATTTGCGGCAAAAATCGCACAATATGTGTATGGAGTTTTGCAGGGACGGTATAAGAATAACATCAGTAAGAATAGTCAAGTAGCCTGAAGGAAATCCAGAAATGAATGGAGATTTGGTTGACAGCATAGTTGGTTTTGCTGAAGCCAGAAAGGAGTTTCATGCCCAATTGTTACTGAATACGCTCACAATTAATACTGCCGGAGTTGTTAGTAACGCAGATAGCAGTAACAAAAACAGTAAAGCTATAGCAAGAGAAATTGCTCGCTTCTTGCAGGCTGAAACGATTGGTGAACGTGTTGCAGGGCAAACATCTGGTAATCAGTTTGAGAGTATCTGCGCAGAGTTTATAGAAAAAACCTTTTTTAAACTCAGCCACTTACGCCCTGGAAAATGGAATGTACATCAGGTTTCTGGTAGAAACAGATTAGAGATAGCTAAATATGAACAATATGCCCATCTTATAGCATTGGATAGTGCTGCAAAAAGTAATCCTCAGCTAGCTGCTGCACTGGGGAGTGATTATACGATTTCACCAGATATTATTGTTGAAAGAGAACCTGAATGTGATCAAGTTATCAACAGTCCTGAATTACTGGTGGATGATTCTGTTACCCGCATGTCAGCTCTCAGGAGTTCGAATGGTGGGAAACCAATATTACACGCAAGTATTTCCTGCAAATGGACAATAAGAAGCGACCGGGCCCAGAATGCTCGTTCTGAGGCATTAAATCTTATTCGCAACCGTAAGGGAAATCTCCCTCATGTAATGGTTGTTACTGCTGAGCCTACTCCAAGTCGTCTGGCGTCTATTGCTCTTGGTACTGGTGATATAGATTGCGTGTATCATTTTGCGCTTTATGAACTTATATCAGCAGTTGAAATACTGGGGCTCAGCGATGCAGCTGACATGCTTTCCGTGATGGTTAATGGTAAAAGATTAAAGGATATTTCTGATCTTCCCTTGGATCTTGCAGTCTGACATCTCTACGTAAATAGAGTCTGTCATATTTTAACTGTGATGGCACGTCATTGACTTCAGTACATTTTTACTAACCCGCTTCGCGGGTTTTGTTTTTTCCTGGCATTCTGGTTTACAATCCACACGCCAGCCTGAACAACTGGCACCTGCTGCGCCAGCAGAGACAACCGATGGCGCACAATACCAAACACCACAATTCTGATGCCGACCCTGCCAGCAGACACGGACGGCGCTCTCACGCATTCAAATATGACTGGTACCAGCATGACCAATGCACTGAAGAACAGGCCGAGTGGCTGATTCAGAATTACCGCAGACGTGGATACCAGTTTCAGAAAGGCCTCAGTCCTGACTTCCGACACTGGATAATTTCCGTCAGGCTCCCTTATTCCGAACGCCCGCCGCGTCCGTCCCGCACATATCAGCAACGCATCTGGAGGTAACGTGCGGGTATTACTTCGACCTGTTCTGGTACCGGAACTCAGTCTGGTTATCGTTAAGCCAGGCCGTGAATCAATGTCAGTATTCCATAACGGCAGAATATTGGTGGAGCCGGAACCGAAAAACATGCGCGGAAGTCAGGCGCCGCTGTGTTCGTCCCCCCCCGTTCGCCAGCCGCTGGCAGAGGATAAAACATTACTGCCATTTTTCAGCGATGAGCGGGTTATTCGTGCTGCAGGTGGTGCAGGTGCACTGTCTGACTGGTTATTACGTCACGTGAAATCCTGCCAGTGGCCACACGGCGGTTATCATCACAGCGAAACCGTCATTCACCGTTATGGTACCGGCGCGATGGTGTTGTGCTGGCACTGTGACAACCAGCTGCGCGACCAGACATCAGAATCACTCGATCAACTTGCTCAGCAGAATCTGGTTGCCTGGATGATTGATGTCATCCGTCACGCAATAAGCGGTACGCAGGAGAGGGAGTTATCGCTGGCCGAATTATCCTGGTGGGCGGCCTGCAATCAGGTGGTGGATGCACTACCTGAGGCAGTAGCGCGTCGTTCGCTGGGATTACCAGCGGAAAAAATCCGCTCCGTATACCG